TGGGAAGGATTGCAGCCGTGCAGCCCTCGCCGGTGTCGTCCTCCGCTATGGCGATTTTCACGGGGCCGTTGTACCAGGAATGCACCTCGCCATCGTTCGTCTCCAGGGAGACATCGATGACAAAGGACTGGGCCGCAGCCTTCAACTCTGAAACAAGCGGGGTCGCTGTTTCGGGTGTACACTTGATCTTAAAATCCCCGCTCTGCGCCTTCATGAAGGCCGCCAGAGTTTCCCTGCCATTCTCAGCGCTCCCGGCAACGCCGGAAGTGCATCCGTTGAGCAGATACCTCCGGAGACCTTCGATTCCGGTTCCAAGGGTGACATCAGCCATTGCAGTTCACCACCCTAGTCCGAAGCGCCGCCGGTAATGACGGTGATAACCCCGAAGTCCTCTTCGGAGCCACTTGCGCCGAACTGGGATTTTCGGAACCCGTCTATCACGCCCGTGGCAAACCCAACGCTGTTGTGATAGTCGAAATCGTCCTCTTCCCAGAAGGCTTCCTTCGCAACGGCCCACGCCCCGGCTTGTGCGCCCAGAAGCATATTGAAGCAGCAGTTTGCGCTGGAGCTTCCTTCCGTGGTCAGGCGCACCCAGGGATGCTCCCAGAGAGCAACCCCGTCCCAGATGCCAAGAGCACCCGTGAAGATCGGGTTGTTGGCATCTCCACGGAGGTTGGCGTACTGCTGCGCCGAAAGCCATGCAGAATCTGTTTTGAGATCACGGGCCGCATAGGGATGCACCACCATGACGTAGTACTCCCGACCGTCCACACGAACGGGACGGATCTTCGGGGTTGCCATCATGGCCTTGCGCTTGGCGGTTGAAATCAGGGTCGTGGTCAGCTTTGCGGCTGCCGTGATCTCGCCCAGAGTGTCAACGCTCGAAGCCCCTCCCCAGACGGTGCGATTTGCGGTGGGAGAGGTTCCCAGGGTGGTGAAGAACCGTTTCTCGATGTACTCCACCATCCACGTCTTCAGAGCAGTCTTCGCAGCGGTACGAAGCTTGACTGCGGATTTCTGCTCCTCCATTTTGCCCTTCAGCCTGACCGCATGCCTGATCTGGTCGACCGTCACGGGCATGCTGTAGAAGGTCATCTGCTCTTCGTTGCCCTCAAGGGTATTGTCCCCGCTGATTCCGGAACCAGAGAGCTTCATGAGCAGGGGGATCGTGATCTGGTCTCCGTTATCCTTTTTCAGGTCGCTGACCTTCTGGATAACAGAGGCTTCACCCTCCCCGATGAATCTCTTGAAAAAGAGATCCTCCTGCACCTCCATCCAGAGCTGCTTAGACCATAGCTTTTTTACAAGCTCGGTCGGGATCGTTGTGACTCCGATTGCCATTTCCTATGTTCCTCCTTTGTTAGATTTTGACCCCCATCAGGAGCTTGTTCCTCGTTTCCTGCGGCAGCTTCGCCCACTCGTCACTGGTGATGTTCTCCAGGTCGATGGTCGGGGCCGCAAGCGAACCGCCGCCTCCTATGCCCTCACCTCTGGGCATCGTTGGAGACGGGGCCTTCTTCTGCGCAGGAGGGGTAGGGGAACCCCCCTGTTGGGGTTGTGTTTGTACCCCTTCAGACTGCTGATTCTTCGCCGACATGTACCTGTAGGCGCAGCCAAGCATGTAGGCCATCTCCACGGGATTCGGCTGCAACATGAAGTTCTGGAACTTGACCTGTGACTCCGTGTCCCCCTTCGAGGCCTTGTCACGCCAGTAAGTGAGAAGCTTCATCACTGGTTCCGTGATCTCCTCGTAGTCGGGATGGGACTGCTTCGCCACGTGCTCCTGGGCGCTTATCCTCATCTCAAGCGCCTGGTGCTGCTTCATGGCTGCCGTTTCCTGCTCCAGTGGCCTTAACTTTTCCTGAACCTTGGAGTCGATCAGTTCCTCAAGGGGATCCTTCGGCTCCTCTTCCGGTTTCTGCTGCGCAAATGCCCTTCGTGCCTGTTCGATCTGCAATTGGGCGAGTTGCCCCATCTGGGTTCGGAGAGTTTCAAGCTCCTGTTGGAGCCTCTTTCTCCGCTCCCGCTCCTCATGCAGTGCGGCCAGGGGGACTTTCTTGTCTTCGGGTTTTTTCGCAGCCCCGTCTGCGTCCTTCTCCTTCCCCTCTTCAGGCTCTTTCTCTTCAGGCTTCTGGGGCGCAGCATCAGGCTCCGGCCCCTGATCTGTCGGATTCTCCTGGGGTTCTCCACCCTCCTCCTGCCCATCCGGCGCAGGGGGCGTAGGCTCGATGCCCTCGAAGAGATCCGGCTCTTCCTGCTTCATCTGCTCAAGTATTTCGGCGTTTATTCCCTCGAATTCCGGCATTTCCTTCGTCTCCTTTCAGACGTTCGCCCTTGTCGTAGGCGACACGTGTATAAAAGAAGAGAGAGGCCTCTCCAGGCCCCTCTCGCTTACCCTCGCATTCCCTCTATGATTTGCCTGATTTGAGCCTGGTCAGGCCCCCCTTGAGGCGGCATGGGGGGAGCACCAGGCTGCCCTGCGGGCATCCCAGGCTGCCCCCCTATCCCCTGCGATTGTGCCGCCTGACTCTGCGCCGCCATCATCCGGTTCTTCAGATCCTCCTTCTGGGGGATATCCGAAGCCTCAAGGATCATGTCGGGAGGAACGGGTATCCCGACCTTCGCCATCTCAAGAAGGGCGTAGAACGCTGCCACCCTCTGGGACGGTGTCGCCGGAGTATCCGTGATCACTATGTCGAACTCGAACGTGCTCAGATCGTTCAGCACATCCGTAACAGCCTGTCCGGTGAAAGGGTTCACACTCGTCTGTACGGGCTGATTCACCCCGACAAACTGAGGCTGACCGTTCTCACCGATGATCCGGAACATCTTCGGTTCATCGTAGAACTGCGGGATCAGCCCAGGAGCACCCGAACGGCCCCAGAGCTGCCTCATGAGCCGAAGCTTCGCCGACCGCATCTGGTCAAAGAGCAGGGTGATGTGAGTAACCGCCTGTCTCTGGTCAAGCTCCTTGGCCCGACCGGACTGAGATGCGGGACTGCTTCCAAGCATGGCCTCGTTGATCCCTGAGATCTCACGAAGATCCTCAGTGCTCTGTTTGTCGGTCTGGAAGAACACTGACGGAATCTGATCCGTTGCGAACTCCTGGGGAGCCGTGTCCCCCTGGTACTCGATGACCACGCCAGGAGTCGAACCCATCGTCTCCAGGCGGTTCTTCTCGTTGTCGGTCATCGTCCCCTTCTTGACCTTCCACCCACGATTGGCCATCGTGTTGACCAGGTGGGTCATCTGGCTTCTGCGCTTGTTCAGCTCCCTCTGGGGATCCTTCAGGTCTCTGACGATTCCGGCGGGGGCATCCCCTTCCCCAAGCCAGTAGGAGTTAATCAGCACGTAGGGGAACATTCCGTGCCTGTAGGGACTCTCAATGTCCTCAAGCAACAGGTCGCCGATGAAGGTGGCGCAACGGACGGAGCATTTTTGCCGTGTTTTTTGCTCCCCTACAATGTCCAACATTCCCTCGACCTTGCCGGTGATCTCAGTGCCGTCAGGGAGCACCCAGTACTTCTCCGTCTCATAATGCCGATACCACATGGTCACAAGCCTGGCCTTCTGAAGCTCCACGGAGTACCAGAGAGGCTCAGTGCCGATAAACTCCATCTCCTCCTCCGATTGGTCGTACCTGGAGACGATGCTCTCCACCCAATCGGATGCCTCCGGAAAGGTTGTCTTGACCTTCTCCTTCCCTACCCACCGTGCGTGGCAGAGGAACTCCGCATCACTCAGGTCATCCTTGGTGCATTCGGGATCGACATAGATCTCAAAGGGAGAGACGCTCTCGATAACAATGTTCTGCTCTCCTGTGAACCAATCCTTCTTCCAGTAGGCGTGATACCATCCACGACCAGTGAGCCAGGAACGCAGGGCAGCGTTTGATTCGACATAGTCGAACTCCACCGTATCGAGCAGATATTTGGTCACACCCTTTGCGACCTTCACCTTCTCCAGGTCATCAGCAGTCCTGGGGAGGAACTCCGGATCGTAGCGGTTCAGCCTCTGATACCCCGAAAGGAGATTCAGCAGCGGCCGGATCTTGTTGATGGTCAGACAGGGCCTTTTCGTCTTTCTGAGAGTATCGACATCGGAATCGCTCCACTGCTTTCCTGCGTAGAACTCAATGTCTTCCTTTGCTTCCCTTCTCCAATCGGACTCCACCGTTATCGCCGACTTGAACCGCTCCCGCAGGATCCCCAGTTTCTCCTGTTCCGGCAAATCCGCTATTTGCCGTGACTTCGCCGATATCGACCCTATCGCTGCTACTGGCATCCGTTTTTCCACCTCCTCCCCTCAGAAGGATCCCAACGCACTCCCCGTCAGCTATGAGTGTCCCTTCCCACTTGAGGACGAACACCGAAGACTCTCCCGCCGGGAGAACCCTCGATTCCGTCACCAGCTTGGGGTGCGAGCATAAAAAAGCCCCCTCGAAGGGGGAAGTGACTCTCAAACGGCCTCCGGATGAGGGAATCTGCTCCCCTTTTGCGAAGACAAAATCCAACCTGTGCATCCTACCTACCTCCCATATACCCCATGAAAGCGTCCACAAGGTTGTATAAAACGTCCTCGGCATCGTCCCGTGCGTCTACGGGGGGTCGCTGCGGAGGAATGTATTCGGGGTTTTCCCGTGTCGGACTGAACCACTTCGAGCTATACGCCGGGTGTCCGAACTCCTTGAACTCGTCAGGCCAATGAAGCTCCATACTTGCGGGGTCCACGCCAAGGGAAGCATCTCCCCGGTTCATGGACTGCAACGCCTTGATGTAGTCGTAGTAATGCCTGGGGTCAAAGGGGGAGGAAGGCCACCTGTGGGGCGGGAGCCCAAGCCGCTCCCTTTCAATGGCAATATACTGGCGTATCAGGTCGCTCAGGCTGTCAGCCATGATCCGAACCCCTTTCCACCAAAGACGAAATCTATGTTGTCATCCATGACGTTGCCGCCTCCTTCCGTCTCCTCCGTTTCGCCGCAGCCTCGGCGTATTTATCCCTCGACTTCTTCTCGGCAATCTCCGGAGTCGCCCATTCCCTGTGCATCAGGCCATATCTGAGAGCGTCATAGGCGTGGTCTTCGGTTCGGGTGTCCACATCCTCCGGATTCCGTGGGTCGCTCGACATCATTGGCAGCGTCCGCACGAGGTTCAGGCACTTCTCGCTGATCACAAGCCCTGGTTTCCAGTTCTCAGTGCCGAAGCCCCACCCTCGGAGCCTGTGGTGTATCTGGGCTTTTCCCGCAAGGCGGTTGTTCTGCGCACGGTTGAAGTAAACTCCATCGGAGGCGAACTGGTCTCCGATGCTCATGTCACTCTGCCCCACGTTCCCCCAGATTGCGGGGTCTGCCAGGCCGAAGATCTCCTTCTCCCCTGCGTCACGCTCGATCTGCCGGATCTTCTTCGCCACCTCCGAAGGGGTCTCCCGCACCCCCTCGTCCGGCTTGCCCGTCCACCCGTACAGCTCACGGTAGACAATCACCTGGTCATCGTAGTCGACAGCAAACCAGAGGCAGCAGTAGGGCTTGGCGAAGCCCCAATCCAGTGCCTTCCATCGGGGCCAGGACTTGGGAAGGTCTGTGGGATGCTCGATGACGTGCGCCCCACGATCCCACTCAGTGAAGATCTGTCCGGCGAACACGTCCCAATCCCCGTAGAGAAGCATCTTCTTCTGGATCTCAGGAAGCAGCTCAAGACGCTTCATATAATCGGGATCCGCTTTCATGAGGTACGGGTTGTCCTGCACCCTCGCAGGAATGAAGTACCTCGTCAGCCCTGTCTTGGGATCCACGTAGGGGTGCTCCCCAGACCTGGTGGGGTCAATGAACCGTGCCTTCACCCACCCGTGTCCAGGGCCTCCAGGGTTCGTGGCGGCTCGGACATAGCATCGCAGTTCAGGGAAAACAGTCCTGCACCTGGAGAGCAGATACAGATACTGCTCCTCCCGAAAGTGGGTCAGCTCGTCAAAGGCGATGTACTGATACTCATGCCCCTGATACCTCGTCTCGTCCCCCTGGTACTCAAGGTGACGGAACCGGATAACAGCCCCACTGGGAAAGGTGAACTGGGTGAACTTCTCGTTCCACCTCACCCTCGGCACAACGGACATGTAGATCTGCTTCGCCCGTATGATCATGTCCTGGAGTTCGGGATACGTCCGGCGAAACAGGATCCCCTTGTAGTTCGGGTGGGTCACCTGTCTCAATGCCTCGACTATCAGGGCATCCGTCTTTCCCCCTCCGGCAGCCCCGCCATACAAAACCTCATTCTCACATCGCTTGAGAAACTCGGTCTGCGGCCCTGGATTGGGCTGCCAAAAAATCTCCTGCTTCTTCCTCTTCGCCACATCAACCACACCCTCTAGCGCAGCCTGTATCCAGTGCCGCCCCGCATCACCCTGGGAGAATCATTCTCAAACAAGGCACGTATCCTGTCGTACCAATCCCCACCGGAAGGAGATTCATGCCCCTTCAGCGGGATGCTCAGTATCTGCTCAAGCTCCGCAGGATCCATCCTGGAGATCATCTCCATGATGTCCTCATCCCCGTACTGAGGCTCCTGGTTCTCCGGCATCGCCTGAAACGCCCGAAACGCTGCGTGGGCCATAGTGTCCTGACCGTCTATCATCCTACGGATGTCTGCCATGGGATCCTCTCCCGTCCCAAGACTCCTCATGAGCGCTGAAAGCGGCCCTAGCTCCCTCAACCCCTCGCTCCCTCCAGGGATGCCGAACCCACCTCCGGAAGCACTGTCAGCGGGAAGCCCCTCAAGAATCGACCCCTCCTCGTCTGCCATCCTCCCACTGTCCTCTATTTCATTGCCCTGGGCGTATGCCGCATTCAGCATCAGCATCAGCAGCGCTAAACGCATCTCATCCCCATAAGGCCCTCCTCCCTTGGAAAGAAACTCCTCCACCGGGTTCTTCCATACCCTGTCCTCTACCCACTTCCTCACCCCTGTCGGCTTACCGAACATCACATCCGCTATACCAGGCATCCCAAACCTCCCCTTATTTCCTTATTTTTTTTTCAGAGACCCATATAAATACATACCCCCCATACCCTCTTCAAGGGCATAGGGGGTATCATGTAAATAACACGAATCATCATGAACACCGAAGAATCAGATGTGTGACGAGAAGAGGATCACTGGAGAAGAGGGAGCTGATTCATGGGGTGGGTAAGCTCTATGAATCACACTGGCCTCCTAGCTCCACTACGCCCCGCCCCTGCTTCGAGGGTGTACCCTCCTGGTCAACTCCTTGATTTTCCGAATGGATCCACTACGGGATTTTAGAATAACCGTACACCTAAACCGTACAAGATCTTTTACACTCTCCTGTATCCATGAGCTTTTACACTGCCTCTTCTGTGTCTGCTGTAGACTCCGAAGATTCTACTTCCGGCAATACAACAACCCCGATATTTGTTTCAAGATCTATCCCTACACTACTGCTAAAATCACCGTCAATCTTGGAGAGTAATTCGGCAGCCTTCAGCCTGTAGTTTATGTCCATTTCTCCATCCCTGAGAATATCACTAAGAAATTTTTGTCTCTCCCTTTTATCTGCTATTTCTGGGTGTTTTTCTCGGTTTTCTCTCTCTTTCAGTGCTTTAAGTACCTTTCCGTTTTTCATCAGATAACATCCGGCTGTACCTGCTGAAGTCTTGCTATATCCTGCTTTTATAGCTGCTTGTGTAGCATTTCCGGCATAATATTGAACAAAGAGTTTTTGTTTTTTAGTTAGTGCCATGGAGTAAGAATCACCTGCCTTTCCCCAAGAAATACCAGGTAATTTCAATAAGTTTTATATATTAAGAAGATCTTTTCTTAAGATCTTTTTTAAGAATGCTTGTAAGAATACCTGGAAGATTTTCTGTTTCGTTTTCGGAGAGTTTCCGGAGATATTCTGCCTGGATCCTGTACCTGGATCCTGTACCTGGATCCTGTTTTCTGGATTGCCTTGCCTGATCCATTCCCTGGATCCGTTTCCTGGATTGTTTTGCCTGGAGTGCTTTTCCTGGAGTGTTTTTCCGGCTGAAAATGTTTCACGTGAAACATTCCGGCCGGAGTATTGCAATACCTGGTATTAATAACAGCCGCAATGCCGGATAATGGCATTATACCACGCTATAAAGTGGAAAGTATTTCCAACTTTATGAAGCCTTGCGGCTACTGGGATTGAATAGCCAAAAAAGCCCATTGTGAACAATATTAAATGACGTTGTATACCAGGTATACAAGATAGTCTTTTTCCTGAGAGAAAAGATCTTCTCCCTGGTCTATTCCCTGGTCTATTCCCTGGTCTATTCCCTGGTCTATTCCCTGGAAGAAAAAAGATCTTCTCTCCCTGAAAAAAAGCCTGGAAGAAAAAGATCTTTTTGTTCCCCTGCTTCCCCTGGATCCATTCCCTGGTAAAAAGATCTTTTGTTTTCCTGGATCCATTCCCTGTATCTTCCTGGTAAAAAGGCACAAAAAAGACGGGAGAGTTTTTTATTTCTCTCCCGCCTTTCTTTAGCTGTTCTGTATTGCTGTTCTTATGTCCTGTATTTCTTCGATCCTTGCCATTTTCTCTAGTGCTTTTCTCTGAAGTGCTGTTACTTTGTCCTGGTTGTTTTCCTCGATTGCTATTTTCATACGGTGTATCAGTGTTTCAGCTGTTCCCCTCAGTAGTTCTTCCCGCCTGTCAAGTATCTCGAGTACTTTTTCCATGTTCTCTCTCTCCTTTCGTTTTTTGTTGCGCCCGTTTTTTTGTTCTGGCCGCATCATATCCCGTAACCTGCAATCCTGCAAGCGTCATTTTGCGGATTTTTCGCTACGTAATTTTGCGGATTTTGCAATATATAACATAAAGTGCAAGAAAAGATCTTTTGCTGAGTAAAAACCACTAGAAAAAATGTTTCACGTGAAACATAAAAAAGAGTACCAGGGAAAAGATCTTCCCTGATACTCTCCTTGGTACTGTGGTACTATGCTACTTCCTCCATTTCTTCCGCTTCTTCCTCGACTCCCTGGATCAGCCAGGTAACGGCTTTTTGTGCCTTTCCGCTTGCCTGGACTATTGCTTTTTTGTTATCCCGTAATACTCCCGCCCAGTGCTGACAATATGCTACAGTGTTTTTTTCCACTGGCTGAAGAATTCCGGTTCTGTGGCATAGAAAAGCACTGCCTATTTCTGCTATCAACTCCTCAAAAGCATATTCTGAATTCCCGTATTCTGTGGACATAAGCCGTTTCAGTCTGTCCTTATGCCCCGTAGAATGAATCACTTCATGAAATGCTGTTGAGTAAAATTCTTCCCTGGAGTTGAAGCTTTTTCTTTCCGGCAAGTTGATATAATCTTCTGCCGGATTGTAAAACGCCCTTTCCCCGCCATACTGGATTCTTGGTATCTTTTCATCCTCCAGGATCCTTTCCGCAGGAAGTATTGGTGTATCATCCTGTTTTCTTTTTAGTGTAGTTTGGGATATTTCCCATACGTTGCAATACCTGAGAAAAGGTATCTTTTTTTCTTCCAGTTCCCCGTCTTCCCGCTGTTCTTTCGAGTCGAGCATCTTCCAGAAAACAACCATTGACGCCTTTTCGCCCTTCTGGATTCTCCCGCCTTTTTGCTGTACCTGGTTGAATGTTAGGTACTGTCCCCCTGGATCCAGTAGCAGGATATTGATACCGGAGTATTCCCTACCAGTTACGTAATTCTTGGGTATGTATCCTCCGTTTGTGCTCCATGGTTTTCTCCAGGGTATTACTCCCTGATCCAACTTTTGCAGGATCCTTTCCGTTACATAGTCGTATACCTTACTGGTCATTTTCAATCTCTCCCTTCAGTATTTTGTTTTCAAGTTCCGCTGTTCTCGCCGCTGCCCTTGCGGCTTGGGACAAATATATACCGTTATACGGGGCTGTTTATCCGCAAAATTGCGTAATTCAGAACCCGCAAAATTGCGTATTGTGGGATATATCCCGTAGAACAGCATATTTACTGAATCAATATTCCGTAAAAATACTTATAAGCAGTGCCGGAAAAAAAGAATAAAAAAAATACCAGGGGAAATATCCCTGGTATTCTCTCCTGCTGCTATCCCTGGAAATACTTTTTCCCTATGCCGTGAACTGGTACGGCTACATTGTTTTTCCTGCCGTTGCAGATACCGCACTTCTCGCAGGATATCCCTGTATCGTAGTTCCGGCATAGAATTTCATTACTCCCGATATCCGCAGGATTTTTCAGGATCCTGAAGGTTTTCCACTCCAGGGATACCGCTGCCTGGTACTCGATGACATTATCGCAGGATGCCATTAATAGCCCCTTGAATTCCGGAAAATCGATCCATTGATGGGTGTATCCCGTATGTTTTCCTGATTCCCGAATAGCCGCTTTCCATAGTGCTGCCGGAACAGCTGCCGGATCACCATAACTACCCACCCTGAGAGATTTTCCCTGGAGGATATCCCACCCTACGGTATCGATTTTCGGATAGTTCCCCTGGAGAAAAGCACGGTATACCGACAATGGCGCTTGATGCACTTGGACATAACAGCTACGCCGTTTCCCCGCCATTCCCCTATGCTTGCAATTCCCGCAAACGGAAAAATCATTCCCCGTTTGCAGTGCCTCCAGGGGTGACATATCACTCCGGAGGATCCAGGACTGCACCATGTTTCCCGTCTTTCGATTCTCAGAACCGGAGAATCCCGTCAAGATACACACTATCCGCCCACTGTCCAGGCAGCTTTTCCCCTGGTATAAAACTACTCCCGCCATGTTTCCATCCCTCCAATATTTTCTTGTCAAGATTCCTTGCAGCCATGGCAAGATAATATTGCAGGAAACGAGACAGAGTATACGTAAAAATACGCAATGCAGAACCCGAAGAATTACGTAAAAGGGGAAGAAATATCACTATCCGCATTTTTACTGTCGAGGAAGTACGTATTACTACGGATAAAAAGTCCCGCAGGGTGGGATAGCATTGCACCAGGCACGGGAAACTTGACAACCAAAAAAAGGGAGTGATCAGGATGAAGGAATGGACAGTACCCTACGGTTTTCAAAATGAAACCATTCGAGGAAGTGATACGTACCAAGACATACGGTACGGCAGGGATCCAAACGGCGGGGAAGATCTTGTTCCCTATGTCCGGTACAGGAATCAGCGGCTATACCTGGATGATTTTACCGTCAGTCCGAACGGATACGAAAGGGAATCAAAGATCATCGGAACGGAAATTCATGCCGCATTTTGTGACTCTTTTTTCTCGGCGTATCTTCTCCATCTTTCAGAAGACGGTGACCAGGCAAAAGTTTATTTCAGCATGATCTAGAGGCGGGGGGAATCTTCCCCCTGCTTGGTAAAAAAGGGGGAGAAAACATGAAGGATCATTTTGTTGTGGTACTTGACGGCAGGGACCCGTATGTAGTCCATAAGCAGGACAGGGAAGAATCAGGGTATCCGTTTGTCCAGGTGTACGGGCCTATGGATAAAGCGGAGGCAGAAGACCTGGCTTTTAAAATCGACCTGGACGCAGAAAGATTTGAGCAAGCCTGAATTTCGAGGAGGTAGGGGACATGAGGGTACGCTTCACTGTTTTGCCGGATATCAACGCAGAGGAGGAACCTGTTGCGGTCGTGCGGTCTTCGTTCGAGGAGTGCCAGGGGATCGAGAAGCATCTGTGGATCATGTTCCGGTATGCATCCGGCCCCTGGACGTGCGGAAGGACTATAGCGGAGGAGATATCCTAGGGTATAATGAAAAAAATCGAGGGAGGCGAAGGAAATGACACTAAGGGAAACGCTTGAAGAAACCAATGAAAGGTTCAACGGGGATTTTTGGAGGGCAGTTGAACACCTCATCCAGGAGGGGTGGGGAATAGAGGCCTTCGAGGAAGCTGGTATTAAGGAGATTTTTCATGAAAGCTTCAACAACCCCATCCAAGAAAACATGCAGTACCTTGAGCAGCTTATCGGGGAGGCAGAAAATAGGGGTGGGGCATAATCTCCGGAAGGATGTTACAATACCATAAACACACTTTTCGTTTTACTCTCTCTCTTCTTTCGCCGCCAGGAATAGCCCACCTGGCGGCTTTCTTTTTGCTCACGAAGAGGGGGCGGGAGGATCCCCCTCCCACTCCTTCCCCACCCTTTCCTCCAGGCCATACAGCTGCCTGTAGAATGCCGTCTGACTTTTCCCCATAGCACGGGCCAGTTCATACCAGGGAACTCCCCGCCAGTGATAACTCTCGATCAGCATCATATCCTCTTCGGACATCGAGGAGAGGATCGACTCCATCTTCTGGATCTTCTGCTCGATGATCTGGTACTCACGGCAATGATCCTTAAGATCGAGGAGCACCTCTTGGGGAGGCCGCCTCTCCCCTCCCTGGACACGTTCGCCGAATGTAGATCCGGATACCATGCGCTCCAGTATGGAGTCGAGGATGCTCCTGATCTTGAGCCATTCCCTGCGGTATTCCTGGAGGACTGAGCGACCTATGAGGAGGTGATATCCCCTGGAATATTTGCGCTTCTTAGTCATAGCAGATCACCTTTACCTGTGTTATCGGTTCCTCCTGGGAACCGTCAACGAAAATCTCAGTATGCAGCACATCGACCTGTTGGTCATCGATCCACACTCCGGCTTCAGTAAGGGCATCGAGGAGCACTTTGCTCCGGTTGTCGATATCCCACCCACCACGGCTCTTGACGTAGAAGGCAATGTTCAACGAGATCCTCCCTGAGAACGGGGCATACCTGAACTGATCCTTGATAACCTCAACAGCATCGTCCCGCCAGTTCCGTGCCTTTGGTGTCAGGTAGACCCCGCCGTTCCGCTTCCTGGCGTATGCCCCCCATGTGGAAGGGGGGAGGCCAGGAATGGTTATCTTCGCTTTCCTGGCTCCCCGTCTGCTCAATTTACCGTCCTCCTCCAGATCCACGTCTTACTGGCATCCGATCCATGGGTACTCTTCTCCAACATCTCCTCCTTCAGACTCGCCACCAGGGCCTCAAGCCCCCTGATATCCCGCTTGTATCCCTCCTCGATATTAAGGAACAAGGCTCCTGCAAGGAATACGCCTCCCAAAAAACCCACTATAACGCACAGGGCTTCAGTCATTTATCCTCACCCCTCGCTTTCCTGATGGCGGCACGGCAACGATAATGTATATACTCGATGTCAAAACCTTTACGCTCAACCACTAATTCCAGTGCCTCCAGCATGTCGGGGGCGGCGGCGATGAGGGATGCAATCTCTTCCTTGTCCTCGCCAGCCTCGACTGTGGCGATTACCCTGCCGTCTGATACTATATCGATTTCAGATTCATAGGGTGTGCGTTGGAGTTGCCATGGTGTGTGGCTCATTCCTTCACCTCCAATTGTTTTATTCACCGCGTT